TAAGCTAGACGACGCCGATTCTTACCGAGAGTTTACAGAAGAGAAGACTCTTACTGAACCTTCATGGCCGATTGATGTTGAGTTCTACTGGATCTCAACTCGTTGGCAGGTGAATGAGAAGGGCGCTCCTGAAGAAGTGTTCCTCATTTATCAGAGAGATCTACAGAAGGTTGTAGGTATTTGGTACAACTGGTATGAAGATCTTCGCCGTCCCTTTCGCAAGGGTGTCTACTTTCCGGTAGAGTTTCGATGGTACGGTATCGGCATCGCGAAACAGACAGAGCAGTTTCAGTATGAAGTAACAGCACAACATCGTACGCGCCTAGATAACGCAACGATCTCAAACATGAGAATGTTTAAGGTCAAGAAGGGATCTGGAATTAAAGAGAACGAACCAATCTTCCCCGGTAAGATTTGGTATCTCGATGATATGGATGACATTCAGTCACTCGAAATGGGTGATGTTCGAGCATCCGCGTACAACAATGAAAACCAAGCAGTCGTCTACGCACAGCAGCGTAACGGCGTAAATGAACTTACTCTTGGTATGCCTAGTTCAGGTACACCCGGAACTGCCACCTCAGAAATGGCGCGAGTTCAAGAGTCTGCACGCAAGTTTGATTACTGCTATGGAAACGTAAAGACGCTGCTTGATGAAACGCTTCACGATGGATTGCTCACTACGATTCAGTGGGGTCCAGATGTTGCGCGTCTAGAGTTTAATCCTCGTGGAGCAGAGATTGAGAACTTTCTCAAGTCTCCCTTCAACTACTTCCGCGATAAGATTCTACTCGAAATCAAGTTGGCTGGACAGAACCAGAACAAGTTCCGTGATCGTCAAGATGCAACGCAGCTTGTAGGTATCTTCCAGAACTACTATACCTCTCTTCTGACTCTAGCACAGTCTGTTCAGAATCCCGAGCTGACAGCTTCTATTACTCAGAAGGCTTTTGAAGGTGCAAACCTAGCCATGAGTCACATCATGGAAACGTTTGATATCCGTAATCCTGATCGTTTCCTTATCCCATTCACAAATGGACAACCCCTTACCCCGCCCGCTGGCGCAAATCCAGAACAGCTCGGAAGCGGACCTAGTGGAGCTGGCGCGTCATCCTCAGTTCAAAGCAATCTTATTCTTGCTCCAAACGCATCAAGCGTCTTACCTAACCTCCCTAACCTCCCTGGACAGTTGGGATAAGATTCGTAAGGCACAAGGGTCTTACGAAGCAGTTACCAAATTACTTACCGAGATTTCTCGGGCCGGAGAAAAGCATGACAGCACCGAACATGGAAGAAGTAACATTCGACGAGACGACACCGGAAACGGAAACTTCGACAGAAGTTACAACCGAATCTTCTGAGCCTACAAATAATGTAGAGCCTCCTGCGTCGAATGATCCAGACGAACTCGCTATTCTTTCGACGTATGCGCGAAATGCAGCACAGCAGAATCAGTTGCTTCAGCAGCAGATGCACGAATTGCGTCAGCAGATGTCTAGCGTTAGTGAGCGCGTAACTCCAGCTACTCCTCGCGCTCCCGTTATTACTGACGACGAACTTCGTGAATCTCCTGCTGCTGCAATGGATAAGTTGTTTGATGCAAAGCTAGAGCAGCGGCTTAATCAGACGATGGCTCCTCTGCTTGAAGCACAGCGCGCACAACAGAGAGAAGCACAATTTCAGCAGTCGTTTGTTCCGGTGGTGTCTGCTCTCCGGCCCGATCTTGCTCAGTATGCAACTGCTCTCGCTCCTGCCGTACGTCAGCTCCTTGGAAACGCCGACCCTACGCCGCAAAACATTCAGATGGCAACGGTAATGGCAATCGGACAGTATGCAATCCAAGGAAGTATGCCGGGAACACCTTCACAGTCTCCACAGTCTACTCCTAGTAACGTGTCTCGACAGAATGTTCCCGCGTCTGCGCCTTCATCTTCTCCGCGTCCTGCTCCATCCAAGATCAAGCTCACCGAAACTGAGCGTCGTGCGATGACTCGACTTGGATACAAGGAAGGGCAGGAAGCAGAATTCAAGACTATGATCGAAGCCGATGAGGTGTCCTTCTAATGTCACGTCCAGTAGATATCAACCTGACTTCCTCGAACGCTGCGCCTCCAACGCCGACTGAGATCGAGGAATTTGCAACACGAATGATTCAGGTTCTTGATCGTGGTCATATCATTGATCGCTTTCACGTTTCTGATCTCCCAGCTGGAACTCACATTGAATGGCACAAGGATGATCCCGTTACTCACGCTCGCTTAACTGCAAAGGGATTCGTCGTTGACGATGCTCTTGCAAAGCGCAGTAGTTTTATTCACACTGATGGTACTGGCTCGCCACGTATCGCGGATGTGAGGTTGTATTCCATTCCGAAATGGAAGCATGAGATTCTTGAGAAGATCGAGACAGAGAAAGGTCTCCGCGCTCAAGATCCGCGACGGGCTGATCGGGACTTCATGTCTTCGATTCAAGGTACGAGCGGACTCAATTCAACTATTTCAGAGACGACTGACAACCAAGTTTCTTTCTCTGTTGCTCCCACAACTAAATAGGAGATGTAAAAGATGTCGCAGGTAAATGGTTTCGGCCCAGCATACGGGCCTAACGGTGGTTCTCCACTTGTACTGGAGTACGCTGCCACGAGCGGTGCAGACTTTGAAGTTGGTGCAGTTCTTGCACTTACTTCTGGTGAAGTAGCTTCGGCTGGCGCCGATCCTGCTGCTGGTACGATTCTCGGTGTTGCGCTTGCAGCGGAAGATGGCGCTCCCGGTTATAACATGGCTAATCAGCCCTCTGTTGTAACCTTCCGCCAGAAGACTGTTCCAGTTGCAATTGCAAACGGTAACGTTTTCCGTGGAAAGCTCACGAACGGTTCGTCCACTGTCATTACTCCGGTTGCCGCAGATATTGGTGCTTCTTACGGCATCACTGCTTACAGTGGCGTGTGGTACGTAGACAAGGCAAAGACGACTACTTCTGCTCGCGTCGTCGTTGTTAAGTCTGATACTACGACCGGCAACCAGCTCGTGTGGTTCCGCTTCATCGAATCGTTCACCGTCACCATCTAAACTTTTTTAGGAGTAAATTAGAATGCCCGGTCCAGTAACACGGAATCTTAATCCGCTTGCGTTTCGTCCCGGCCTCCGCGCCGACTTCCGCGACTCCTATAAGAAGCACGCTCCAGAGTGGAACTTCTTCCTGAAGCGTGCGACCCGTGATCGTCCCGAAATCGAGATGGCTACGGTTCGTGGTCTGAATCGTATGTATCAGACGGGCGACGGAGAAGCCGTTACGATTGATCCGATCGAGATTGGTCGTAAGGCTGCTGCCGTTGACCGTGAGTTCAAGGCTGGTTATGGTATCACGCTTCGCGCAATCGAAGATGATGCCACTGGCAAGCTGAACACTGGTGCAAAGCACCTCGGTCACGCTGCATATCTCACCGAAGAGTATCTCGCTGCTGGTTTGCTTGACGGTGCGACGGCCAATACCACGTTTGCAGGCGAAGATGGTCTCGCTCTTCTTTCCACCGCACACACTTTGATGGGTGGTGGTACTGTTGCAAACCGTCCGACCACTGAAGTTGGTTTTTCCATCGCTGGAATCACCAATCTCATGGATCTCGCTGGCAAGATGAAGGATCAGAACGGCGATCCTATTGTTGTTCGCTTGGACAAGGCCATTATCCCGAACGATCAGGGTATCATTCAGGATGCATGGAAGATTTTCTCCATGAACATGGAGCCGTTCACGGCTAACAACGACGAGAACGCGATCAAGGGTCAGCTTGGTAAGATTAACTATCAGGTTAACCACTACATGACTAGCACCACGCGCTATTTCATGCTTGATAGCTCTCTGAACGATGCGAACTTCGACGTTCGTAAGTCCCTCTCGCTGAAGGATTGGTACGACGAGAACACGGATACGCAGTTCGTGCGTGCGCGTATGCGTCTCTTCTTGTACTTCTACGACTACCGTGGCTGGTACGGCGCCTCGCCGTCGTAATCCTTCCCCTTTTATTGACTTTCGTCGGAGATTGGTATGAAGCCCACAGCTTTTTCGTGGTTGACGTTTGCTATGCCTCGTGCTGACAAGTCTCCTGCTGCCGTCGGTGGAATCACTGAGATTTTCACTGCCGGTGCTGCACTCAACACGGGTGATGTTGTTTACATTTCGGCTGCTGATACTGTGAACAAGTCCACAACTCAGGCTAACTATGTCGGGTTTGCGGGCGTTGTCGTGGGTGGTCAGTTGACGAATGATAACATCACCGCCTCGGTTGGTGTTGCAGCTGCGAACACTGGTCAGCGTGTCATAGTTCAGGTAGCAGGTATTGCTACGGTTGTTGCAGGCGGTACTGTTACTGTCGGCACTAACTTCTCTGTGATTCCTGATACTACTACTGCTGGTCGTGTCATTGCTGGTACGACGGCGGGACAGGTTGTTGGTAAGACGCTGACAACTGGTGCCTCTGCTGGCACCATGAAGATTCTCATTTCACACCGATAAAACAAGATGAAGCTGCCCCTATTTGTTTCAGCTACTCCAGCCGCTTCTCTGATTTCTCCTTCCGTCCTAATCGGAAAT